ACGAGGTTAAGTTGGAACAGCCGATGCCACACTCGGAACAAACAATAGCGGAGGACGTACAGGATATGTGCTAGTATGGGAGAAAGATGGCATTTCGCATACGATTATTGGAAAGATATCGCGTGAAGAGCTTCTAAGAATTGCGGAAAGCATTTCCTGATTTGTCAAGACCTTGCCGACACACTTGTGATTATTTACAAGTGTGTCGGCATTTTTTGTGCAAATATACAAAGCTAATAAAATTTCGAATTTTTTTCAAAAAAGCTGTCACAAACACAATGTGAACTACGTTGACTAAGTAAAAGCTCCTGTGGGAGTGTACAAAATGGAGGTTATGCCTTATGTCTAAAAAACGTCTGATTACTCTTATTCTGTCAATTGGTATTTTTCTGAGCCTTGCCGCAACGGTTTTTGCTGCTGGCCAACCTAGGCGGTATAAAGAAAACAGCACTGTCAAAGGGACGATTTCTCAAAGTTTTTATCAGGTTAATGCCAAAACTGATGTTACGGTAAAGCGCATCACCGTCACTGGAACGCTGTATGAAAAAGGAACATTTGGTACATGGCAGAAGGTAAGCAGCTGTTCTAACACAAGTGCATCTTCTTCCTGCTCAGCAAGCAGTAATTATAATACAAAACCCGGAAGATCGTATCGCCTTGAATGTTCAGCAACATTCACTTATTCAAATGGGCAGAGCGAAACTATCACATCAACTGCCAGCCATTAAATGATTTTATAAAAGAGCGATTTTGTTAAAAAGAGGTGATGCTAATACAGCATCTAAAGCGTTATTAAATGAAAGACTATTTTGATTGCCTATTTACCAGAAAGGAAAAACCATGAAAAAATTAATTGCTTTGTTGCTATCTGTACTCTTGGCCTTAACCAGTATGGCTCCTGCTTATGCAGCCAAACCATATTTGGAAAATCAAAATTTCTCTATTGAAGCATCAATTGATGAGTTGGCAGATGGAATTACATTTGCAATAATCCAAGAAGCAGATGGCTCACTTACCGTACAAAAGATAGAACAGAGTGATATAGCTTTACAGGCAAACCAACGAGTGGCCGGTACTTTTCACTGTGGACTGACCTACCACAAAAACGCTAGTACAGCACATATCCATTGGACCGCTACCAGTTCGCAAATAACAGGGGTAAGGGCACGTGTTTACTGCAAGCCTACATATGTTATCGGCGGAGATTATGGTAATTATTTCTTTTATGGAGACATTGACGAATATCGCGATTTGAATGGACGATATAATACAGCCAGTGGCGCTACTGATGACTTTGACATTGATAGCGGACTGAAGAAAGTCAATATTGGCTGGACTAGTGCTTCTGTCTCAACGGTAAGGGGTGGTACACTTGCGCTACCGGCATCGATTGACACGATTGAACTAAACTAAAGGATTCATTAATCAAAATGACGAAAGAAGAAATCATTTCCATACTATCAAAGGAATTGAACAGTGAATGGACGAATGGAGTCACATGTTTGATGGTGGAAAATTCCGATAGCTATATTC